CGCAGGAAGCGCATTGAACTCGGCCTCAGACAGCTTGTTCACGTCGAGGTCCGCCTTGTCCTGGCCAGCCTTGTCGCTGTCGATGCCCGCATCCTTCAGTGACGCCGGCTGGCGACTCATGGTGTCGGCAACCTTTTGTCGGGCCTCGACGCGGCGCTTGTCAGCCGGGGTCTCGGGCTTGTCTTCCTGCCCGCCCTTGGTGCCTGCCGACTTGTGGCCAAAGAGCTCCATGGTCTCCTTGCCTGCGCGCTGAAGGGCTTCGTGCGGGGTGAGCTTGAGCTCGGTGATCAAGCGTTGCTGCTCGACGAGGACAAAGTTGACCATGCGAGGGTCGTACTCATCGCTGCCATTCCTGAGCACCGAGAACTCGCTTTCCAGATCGGACACCACCGTGTCGATGCGCTGCTCTTCGCTCTGAGTGTCCAGGCGGCGAGCAGCGATCTGCTCAGCGTCGTTGCGTAGCGTGTTGCGCTCGACCTCGCGCAGCTCCTTCTCAATAGCTCGAATCTCGCGACGAACTTCAGCGGCCCTCTCGATGTTGCCGTCGACGAGGAAGCCGTCGCGCTTATCGTGAAGAGCTTCGATACGGGCCTCCATATCGTCCACCTTGGCGGCGACCGGGTCGACCTTGGGCTCGGTCTTCTGGGCCTGGGCGTTCAGGCGAGCTTCGAGCTCTACTGCACGGCGCTCAGCAACCTCGGCGCGGTCTCGCTCCTTTGCGACCTGCTCATCGAAGCGCGACTTGGGGATGCGGACCTCCGAGTCAGGGTCGGCTTGGCGATCCTTCTTGGCGAACTTGCCGCCTTCGTCGCGCGGCGGGTCTTCGACCCTTGGCTCGTCGACCTTCGGCGGCTCCTCCATCTTGACCGCAGGCGCATTGGCTTGAGGTGCGGCGACTGGGATATTGTCACCGCGGTCTTCGGGGCTGGCGAATTGGAGTTGTTCCGGGGGCATCACTTATCTCCTGTGGGTTGTTGTGCGTCCTGCTTGAAACCTTGTGCCCGGCGGGCAATTGCGTCTTTCTGCTTGATCTCTGCGTCCTGGCTGGCCTGCTGCTGACGAATCTCAGCTTCCTGCTGGAACTGTCGTTCCTTCAGGGCGAACTCACGTTCCATCTGTTCGGTCTTCAGGGCGAACTCACGGTCCATCTTCTCGCGCTGCAGCTGGGCGTTCATCTCGATCTCGGCCATCTTGGCCTCGGGGCTCTCACCGCCTGCGCCGTTCTGCGCGCTGACTAGGGCTTCTTGGGCCTTGGCCATCTTGAGCTCGGCGTCGGCCTTCTTGGACATGGCTTCGGCCTCGGCGGTAGCCACCTCGGCCTCCAAGGCGCGCAGCTCCAGCTGGGCACGCTGCTGAGCCTCGGGGCTGTCCTTGTCGCCTTCCATGGCCTTGATGATCTCCTGCTTACGCAGGAGCCGGCTGTTCTCGACCAGTACAGAGTCGGGGATGGCGATGCCGCGCTCGCGCATGGCCAGGGCTTGGTCGAACTGGCTGTCCTCGAGGGACTCGCGATAGGGCTGGCTGGTGACGGTGATGCTGTACTCGCCCACGGTGAGATCGTTGACGATGCGCTGCTCGCCTTCATCCCACTGGTTGACCGCCACGGTCTCCGGCTCCTTGGCCGGGTCGTTGTGGGTGATGGTGAAGAGGCGCTCCTCGATGTAGTGCGCCTGCACCATGTCGAGCACGTTGCGGGCCAGAATCCAGTCGGTGCGAGCGAGGTTGTCGAGCGGCTTGCCCATGTTGGTGGAGCCGGCCGAGCGCTTGGTCTGGATGGCCTTGGCCGCGACGTCCTCGCGATCGAAACCCTGCATGGAGTCAGAGACACCGGAGATGCCCTTGATGTGCTCCTCGGCCTTGTAGCTGATGCGGTCCAGGCCCTGCGGGGTTGTGTTCGGTTGAATCTTCTCTGCGGCGGCGACGTCGTCGAGCTCGAGAACGAGGCCCGTCTGGGCGCCCTTCATCTCCAGCTCTTCGACGCTCATGTTCTTCAGCGCGCCGGTCTTGAGTTTCCAGCCGCTGTTGGCCGTGGTGTTGACGACGTGCAGCTCCTGGCTGGAGGTCTTGTTCAGTAGCTCCTGTGAGCCAATGAGGTTCTCGACGAGGCCTACGGTCTTGCCATACCTGAAAATCGGGAAGTATGGGACGACGGTGAAGTGCTTGTATGGCGACCAGTCGTCGTGGAGGACAAGGTTGTCGGCGGTGACTGTCCAGCGGATGCGACGGACGAGCTTCTTGACGACCGAGACGCCCGGGCCGGCATTCTGTAGGTAGAAGGCAATGCGGTCGCGGTCCCACTCTGAGGGAACTTGCCGCATGTCGCCCGTGCGGACGTTGACGAAGTGCTCCGCCTTGTCGAGCCGGCGATATTGGCGCTCGAGAACGCGCACATTCCGGCGCACGTTGTGCTGATCCAGGATGCCGTAATAGCCAGCCAGAAGCTGGTTGCCCCCGAAACGATCGCGCACGCGCTCGACCGAGTCGTACCCGTAGGAGTAGGCGCTGCCGTCGCGGGTCTTGAGGATGTCAGCGTCAGCCTTGGAATAAAGGATGGCGATGTCCTGGGGCGTCAGCCACTTGGTGACGTGCACATCACTCCAGCTGTCCGGGTCGTATTCTTCCGCGTCGGGGTCGATAACGACGTTCTTGGAGTTCAGGTTCGTGATGCGAACCTCACCCTGGAGCGAGTCGGAAAAGTCGAGGCGTGTGTCAAGGAATCCGCGGCCACGGATGCAGCCATCGGCGAAGAGCTCGGAGCGCACCCACTGCAGCTGGTTGTTCTGGGCGATCTGCATCCAGACCTTGTTCAACGCCTCGGCGGTCTCGGCCGGCGAACCGTAGCTGGGCTTGAAGAGAATCTCAGACCGATTCTCAATCTGCACGCCGAAGACCGTCGACAGGGTGCTGAGAATCTTGTTGATGGTGAGCGCCGGCCGGCGCTGCAGTCGCAGAGACGTCATGTCGGCCTGAGACCACTGATTGCCGGCGAAGAACTCCTCGCACTGATGGGCCTTCTCCAGGAACTGAAGGTGGCCGCGGTCACGGCAATATGAATATCGCATCCATTGTTCGGTGGCGAGCTGCGCATCAACAGGCATGGCGAGCCCCCTTCCGTCGATTTTCGATTTTGGGGATTGCTCGGAGATTTCCCTCAACATGAAGGCCGCTCACGAGCTTTCCTTGAAGAGGGACGATGTGATCCACTTCGAGTCCGTGGCCTCTGGCGTAGATATAGATTTCTTTCATTGCAGCTTGGTCTGCCCATGGTGGGGTAGCTCGACGCACGGCCTGGGCTCGCTTGCCGGCCAAGGCGCTTGCTTTCTGCGGGTTGGCTTCACGCCATGCCTTGGTTTTACTCTTCAAGGCTTCGCTGTTTTTTAGGTAGTAGGCTCTGGCTCGCTGGGCTCTCACGTCGCGAGTGGCCAAGTAATATTCGGCCGCTTTATCGCGATTGCGTTGCCTGTAGCTGGCCTTGATCTCCGAGACACGGGGCTTGTTTTCAGAGGCCCATTTGCGGTCATATTCCTTTTTAACCGCGGTCTTTCCCCAGGCCTGCTTAGCGAGCTTCAGCTTTTCACTGTTGGCCTTTCGATATGCCTTGTCGTACTCGGCCTTAGCCGCTTTCTTCTCGGCGAGCTTCTGGGCAGTCTCAACGGCGGTGAGGATTTTCGGCTTAGGGCCGCGCTTGTCGCCGATGTTTCTCTCTACCTTCTGCAAGGCGTAAAGAGCCGCTTTATGCTCGCGAATCTTCTCCTTGTTGGCTTCGCGATAACCCTTCATGTACTCGCGCTGACGCTCCTTGGTCCAGGCGCGTTGTTCGGTTGCGAGCTGGGCGTCAACGGGCATGGGTGGTCACTTCAGGAAGCGGAGCTTGTATTGGGTCTGACGGATGCAGGTGACGATCTCGTCCACGATGTTCTCGAGGTAGCTGTCGTCGCCATCCCAGAGGCTGTGACGGTTCTTCTCGATCCAGGCGCTGAGGTCGGCCATGAGCTCGAGGCCGTCGTCGAAGTGCGTGTACCGCGGCGGGTAGTTGGTGATCAGGCCGTAGTCACCCTGGTAGGCCTCCGCCAGGGTGTCGACCAGATCGACGATCTCGTCATAGAAGTCGTTGAGCGCCTTGTGCTTAGCAAAGCTGGTCGTGCCCAGATGCAGGATGTGGGCGTTCGTCCTGGCGTGCAGCAGCTTGATGATGAGTTCGCCGGTCATGATCTCTCTTTCAGATTTTGTTGGATTGTATCAGACTCGAAGGCGACGGGGCGCGGTGAGAACCGCCCAAGTGTTGCTGAAATGAATCCCATGAACACCCTCGTTTACTGAAAACCCCCGGCTGTAGCCGGGGTGGTGGGAGCGGGACGGCTTCGCCGCCCCTGATTTCTGCGTTATGCCACCTCATACGTCATCTCGAAGATGTCAGGCTTGCACGGGTAGAACTCGCCTTTAACGCCACGAATGATCCAGTCGTTTTCGGAAACCTGATGCTTTCCTTCAAGCGTTTCGATTTCGCCGCCGATTACATCGCCGCCATACTGCGACCACAATGCAACGGTAGGGTGCTTGAACTTGTTGGGTACGCCGACGTTGTAATTCGCCTTCGTGAACTGCCAGGCTTCGATTACTACAGGTTTTTTGCGGTAATTCAGGTTCATCTTTATTCCTTTCAGTTTTCATTGCATAACTTGCGCTTCAACGCGGACGTGCCGATGAAGCCGGCACGCCGGTTAAGCGGGCGTCAGGCGGCAGCCAGCTTGCTCCGCAACTCGTACCCCATCAGCGGCCAGATTTTCGCCACCGCATTCTCCCGTGCGAGCTGGTCGGCGGCGATCAGGAACTGTTTCATTCGGCCGCCTCCTGACGGCACATCTGCAGCCCGAGGCGCGCGAGCGCGACGTCGGCCGGCTCGTCGGTGATGTCCGCTGTCGCGACGATGGCCACAAGCGGCGCCGGATCAATGCCGGCCTGCGTTGCCACAGCGGTGAGCGCGTCGGGGTTGGCAAGCAGGTCCGCGAAAGATTGCTCGATGAGGCCCGAGCTGATGTAGTGCGTCGCTGGGAGCTCGCCAGTCGGCGACAGCGGCGTCGTGTACATTCCGGCCCCGCCCGCGCCGGCAAGGTGCTCGCACGCAGCACTTGCGGCGGCGGCGTAAGGGGCCGGGACGATGATTGTGCGATGTGTCCAGTCCATCAATAGGCCCTCGCTTTGGAGTTGAGGTAGCGCTCGACTTTGGCGATCTGCGCATCGGGTGTGATAGCCCCTCTGACCAGCAGGCTGTATAGGCGGCCGTTGAATGAGAGGCTAGTGCCACCACGGCGACCAATGTGAAGGGGGTAGTTGCCGAAATTACCAGTTCCCGTACCAGGTCCGATTTGCAGAGGTATCACTGCTGCCCCATTTTTTCTCACAACCACTTTGCCGTCCGCTACCCCGGCGACGCTTAGGTTGAGTCCGGCCACATACACCCCTGTCTCCGGCGCTGTTGAGGAAACATGCGCATAGCCGTTTGTAGCCCCACACACACTCACTTCAACGCGAGGGGTAGGACTAGGGGGTGCCAGCACCCCAAAACCGCCAGCCGATAGACTTGGCGTTGCGCTAAATCCCAGCAGTTCGCCCGCGGAGGCGTCCGCGTGCTTACGAGCTGAGAAAGCAAGAGTTGTTTTATTCGTCCCGCTGAAATCAATACTCGCCGTCTGAAGCCAGTCATCGACGCCGTCGAAACGCAGGTACAGCGGAAAGCCGGTGGTGTCGTAGGTGTTGGCGTCAGTCACGCGCTGGTAAGGGGGCAGACCAACGCCGTCGTTTGCAGGTCGAAGGTCCGCTTGTGTGACACTCCCTAATACAGTCAGCGTCAGAGCCCCCGCTGTGCAGGTGACCATTCGACTTCCGGCCGTGTAAGTCCCGCTGGCAGCCCCGGAAAGGGTGACCGATCCAGGGCCGGCGGTCTTCAGCACATAGGTCGTGGCAACCACTGTGACAGACTGCGTAGCGAGCGACTCGGTGCCTGTCAGCAGGTTGTACCGCGCCGAGAGCGTCGGGCGGCTGGTGGTGGTGGTTTGGTAGGCGTGGTTGCCGGGCAGTTCGCGGACTGAGATTTCTGAAAATACCCCGGTTAGTCCAGAATTCGCGACTACGTACACAAACGCATTTGACCCACGCAGAAGCCGAAAAGTGTACGCACCAGCCGACGAAATGTTCCCAGATACCGTATCAAAACCACACCGAACAAAAAACGACCCATTAGTTAGTGACGTGCACGTTACCGTTATTTCATAAAAAGTATTCTGTCTGAGCGACAAGTTTCTTAGTAGAGCAGCACCCCCTGAAACAGAGGCGGCGGATGCGACGCCGTTACCGTCGATTGACCACCCAGCTTGCGTGGTCCAGCCTGCAAAAGTAGCGCCGGTATTTAGCTCTGCGCCCCTAACCAGCCCAGGCCGCTTGTCCAGCCATAGCCCCACAGGCGGGTCGACCTGTCCTTGCCCTGGCGCGTACACAGGCAGCGTGCCAGCAGCGTCCTGATACATCGTGCTCAGGTCGCCGGCGTCGTACCAAACCCCCTGCTCGCCATTTCGCCACAGCCCGGCAATGATGGCCGCCAGCGGTCGCTCCGCCGGCAGGCGCCGCTCTCGATACACCCTGCTCCGCACGCTCATGATTTATGCCCGGTCGAAATACACGACCTGCACATTGCAGGCCCCGACCCCGTACAGACGCACGCCCGCGAGTGTGGAGTCGACGGGGTAGATCACGCCATCGTCGAGCCGGGTGCCGACCGTGGCCGTGGGGGCCTGGCCGTCGAGCCGGATGCGGATCGTCGCGCCGTCGGCCTGGACGTGGGCGGCTACGGCGCCGACCGGGACGGTGAGCGAGGCGGTGCCGGCGGCGGCGATGGCGATGGTCTCGCGGCCGACGCAGGCGCGGGTGGCGGCATTGACGGGCACCGGGGTGGCACGCAGCTGGGCGTCGGTGACGGGGCCGGCGACAGGTACTGCGCCACCGACGAGTGCGGGGGTCTTGTTGTCGATGCTGACCAGTTCGTCGCGCACCTGGAGCTGCGTCGCTTCCTTGGTCAGCGCCGAGGTGTCGACGGTTACACTGCCGCCGCCTCCGGGGCCTCCGGCGTATGGGAGGCCGGTGGCCGGGTCGATGAGGACCACGCCGGGGACAAGGTTGGTGCGACCGGTCTGGTCGTTGGTGACCATCACGCCTTGGCCGGCGGAGGCGACAACTACGGAGTTCGACATGATGCCCTCTCGGTGTTAGATGGCGTCAGAGTTTATCAGACTCTTGACAAGATCAAGAGGCCATGTGCCCTCCTCCGGCCCCGGCAATCTCGCGGGCGAGGCGAGTCTTCCAGCTCTCAGGCCCCCTCGGCTTCGGCGCGGGGTCACGCGGCGCAGCGTGGTTCAACGTCATGCGCACGGCCCATGCCACGGCGTCGACTTGGTCGTCGTGCTTGCCGTTGGGGAAGACGATGAGCTCGCGCACGCACGGCTCGACCCAGGGGAAGGCGCCGTCCTCCGGCCAGTAGACCTTGCCCAGCTGCATGCGACCCTTGAGCGGGTTTGCCCGCACCAGCTTGTCGGTGAGGGGCTGCAGAACCTCGAAGCTGGGATAGACCTTGCGCTCCTGGCAACGACGTTCGAACTGGGAGCGAATGGCCTTCCATATCTGCCCATCTTCCATGCCCAGATAGTCGACGTTCCACATGACGTACTGGTCGATCATGTGCTCGACGATGGCGTTACCGTCGTCGCTCTTGAAGCGGAAGACGTCGATGACGTAGAGGTTGTCGAACTCGTCCTGCATGATGGTCGCGCAGACGGTGTAGTCGTTCTGCTCACCCTCGGTGATGGCGAAGTCCCATGCCTGATAGACGGTGCGCCCGCGACGGTTCGGCGCGTGGGCATACCGCCGGAACAGGTCTTTCGTGAAGTAGATACCGCTGTCAGGCGTCGGGTTCTGCTGATACAGGGCGTTCCACATGCGGATCATGCCCGCAGCCTTGTAGTTCAGCTTCTTCCTCTTCAGCGCCTCGGTGGTGTAGCGCTCTGGGTGCAGGGCCGTGCCGTGCGGCCGGGTCATGCGGGCGCCCTCTGGCACCGGGCTGTTGGGCGGTATCTCCACGATGCGGTCATCCGTCAGGATGTACTCGTCGCCCTCCTCGTTGATGGCCGGGTAGCGGACGATCTCGAACTTCTCGCCCTCCCCTTTCATGGCCTCTTGGATGCGACCCGCCCAGTCGTCTTCGTGCCACCACGTCATAATACCCAGCACGCCGCCGCCGGGGGCGAGGCGCGAGTGAGCGGTGGAGATATACCACTCCCAGGTGTTCTCCCGAATGGTGTTGGAGTCGGCCGCCTCCTGGTCTTTTACCAAGTCGTCCAGAAGTAGGATGTGAGCGCCACGGCCAGTGATACCAGTTCCCACGCCTGCGGCGAGGTAGCCGCCTCCCGCGGTGAGATTCCAGTTCTCGACGGACTGGCTCGACGGATCAAGGACAGCATCCGGGAACACAGAGGCATAAGCAGGGTCGCGAAGAAGGTCACGGATGTACCTCGAGAAGGAGAGTGACAGCGAGCCTGTGTGGCTCGCAGCGATGATCTCCCAGTCAGGATGCTTGCCCAGCACCCAGGGCGGGAAGTGACGGGAACCGATCTCGCTCTTACCTCCCCGCGGCGGCATCATGAGCAGCAGACGTGGTTCCTCGCCGCGTTCTACGGCCTCGACGAAGCGCTCCAGCCGGCGGCAGATGTCCTTGTGGACCCACCCGGGCAGATACTTGGGCCGAAAACGCTGGATGAAGGGCAGCAGCCGGCGCCGGGCGAGCTCCCGAGAGGCCAGCTCACGCACCGGATCAGTGGCCGCAGCCGCTTTGTCGAACTTGGGGGCGACGTAAGGGAGGGCGAAGGCTGCGTCAGCCTCTGCCTGGGTCTCTGGTGTGCGCTCTACAGGGCGCTCTGGCGGCTTTTCCGGGCCCGGGGTGAGCTCTGGTGGCTGGGCGATGGCCAGCGGGGCCGTGGCGGCCTTTCTGCCGCGTCTCTTGGGCTCTGGCAGGGGCGTCTTCGGCGCCAATTCGACGCAGAAGTCACAGATCGCGTGCTCGGTGAGCTCCGGGGTGAGGCTGAAGGACTCCAGATCACGCTCAATCTGGCAGCTGGGGCAGGTTCTAGTCGATGACACGGGCTTCCCCTTCGAGAATGCCGTCCACAACCTCGCCTTCGGACAGCCGCAGCAGGTCTTCGTCGCTCAGCGACTGCATCTTGTGCCGCAGGCGACCCTGACTGGTTGTGACCTCGAGCTTTTTCACCTCCGGGGCGTTGTATCCCATCATCTTGGAGATGTCCCGGTAACCAGTGAGCATGGTGAGGGGCTCGCCATTGAGGCGGGCCATCTCGATTGCGTCGAGGATGCCGTTCAACACACCCACCCGGGTGATCTGCGTCGCACTCGACAGCTCATCACGTCTATCGGCCAGGGCGGCCTGCACCACTTCATTCCGGCTGACCGTCGGGCCGGCTGACGCATGGGCGTATCCAGCCGCGAGCGCAGCTTCGCATTTCGACTTGCCATCGAGGATGCCTTCGACGAGCGCTTCCTGCTTCTCGGTAAGAACCGTCGGGGCGGGTTTCTTACGCTGTCTGGGTTTGGTGATATTGGTTGCCATACACCAGAGTCTATCAGAGGGTGTCAGATTTTCAATTCGATCTCTTTGTCATATCTGTCCTGAGAAAATTTTGAAAAAAATATGAGGCGGCTTTGTTTCCGAGAGGGCCACCCACTTGGGATATTGGTGAGTTGGTCTTGAAAAACTCACGAACTTAGTAGGTGAGGTGCCCTCCCCCACCTTCCCGAACAGACGCCCCCACTTCGGATTCGGTTTCGGAGCCGACCGGAAACGGCTACGGATTCGCTTCGCGAATGAGACAAAGGCAACGGCGCGACGCTGTCGCTCGCGTGCGCTGAAGCGCACAGCATGAGTGACGTACCGGCGCAGCGCCCTGCGTCGTGTGCCGCGCTGAAGCGCGTCACGCAAGCTCGTCTCTTTGTAAGACGGGGAATGGTTCCTCGTCACATCAAGGAGACACATCATGACTGATCGAATCGCCATCTTCACGGCGTGGGGTGCAATCGTGCTCTACGCCCTTTGCCTCATCTGAACCACTTCCCCGGCAAGCCGGGGAAGGCAGGCTCGTGTTTGTGTAAGACGGGGAATGGTTCCTCGTCTCTTTCAAGGAGATTCATCATGACCAAGACCACCAACACCGCTGTCGTCGTTTCTGCCAAGCCCACCATCGCCCAGATCGCCGCGATGACCAAGTCCGAGCGCGCCGCCTACATCGCGATGCGCACTGGCGCTCAAACCGATGACGTCGAGCTCGACCTGTCGCGCCTCGCCAAGAACACCGCCGACCGCGCCATCGCCGGGCTCGGTCGCGTCGTCGGCACCGTCAAGGAGATCGGTGCAGGTGCCAAGTCGTCGTTCCAGGCTGGCTACATGTCCGCACTGGACGACTGAGCCCGCCCGTCGCCCCGCCGCTCACGCGGCTGGGGCGACCCAAAGGCCAAAAGCCGCAAAGCAACCTATGGGCAAGGAGAATGTTATGAGCATCGAAACAAAGCTCGCTCGTGCGATGAGCGAGCTCGACGAGCGCGGCGTGCTCGTCCTGCAAGACCCCGAGATCGACACGACCCGGGTCGCTCGAGCCGAGGGTGGGTGGTGGTCGATCACCACCGAATACGAAGACGGCGTCTACAGAACGCGGCTGGTGTCGCGCAGAGACGAGCTCGAAGACGAAATCCGCTCCTGGCTCAAGTGCCAGGAACAAATTGATTCCCTCTAAGGAGAACGAACATGCTGTACGAAGCCATTGATTACCGTGACCCCTGCGCAATCCTCATGAGCATGGAGGGTGACGAGGACGACGTGACCGAGTCCTTCTGGTCCTCCGGCTGCTCGGTCAGCCGCGGCGAGCGCGAGCGTGACATCGACGGTCACGACATGCGCGGCGCGAGCCCGGCCGAGTTGGCAGAGCGCGAGTTCTCAGTTGATGACAACTGAATAACAAGACACGTGGGTATTACTTGGTGGTAATGCTCACGTGGTAAGTGTATTACAACGTGGTAACACACATGGGTAAAAAGGGTGTGTTGTTTTTTTACAACACCTGTGGATAACTTTTGCGTGTTCCGTTCCAATCCGAAAATTAGCACCACAGAACAACATGCGTTTTTTGAGGAGGGGTCGAAATCGAGACTTCCTAGAGCTAACTACTTACTGTTATTTTGGAACAAATATATATATATATATCAAGCACTTACAAAAATAAGTGTTCCAAAGTTCCATTATGACAGTCGCTGTCATATTTCTAATCGCGAACCGTTCTCGTTACCGAAAAAACTCTTGTCATTTATGACGTTAAACTTCGGAACTTTGGAACAGCTTAATTTTGAGTCACCCCGTCATATTTAGGAGCCTGTCATGAACGAAGTCATCAACAACCTGGGTCAAATCGCCGCCGCTGCCGAGTATTTCGACCGTAAAACAGGGGCTGCATGGAAGCTGCGTGCCGTCATCACCAACGCTGTGGTGTGGGCCGCCAACCGTGTCTGGACGCTCCAGAACGACGAGAATGCACCGCGTGAGATGCTCTGCAAGGCCATGATCACCTTGGCCACCCTGCGCTGCTGGACGCGTGATGTCGACAGCACCGCCCTCAGCCTCGACCTCACCCCCGGCGCTGTCCGTCGCACCCTGGGTCTCGAGCGTAAGATCGACGCCCACGACGAGGCCTGCCGCGTGGCACGAACCAAGTGCATCCAACGGAGCTCGGCTGGCAAGTTCCAGGAGTTCTACAACGACGCTCTAAGGGCTTTGGACAAGCAGCGCCTCGCTCACGAAGCTGCCGTTGAAGCCATCACCAATCTGATCAGCGACGCAGGCTTTGCCTGGAGCGGAGAATTCACCGACATGCGCGGCTTCGACATCGTGCTGAGCAACGGCAGCGCACTCGACGACAACGACCTGTACGACGACGACTCCGTCGAACTTCAGGCCGACCGCCTCGCCGAGACCGTGGCCGCCGTACTCGAAGGCATGCACCTCGAGTGTGAAGCCGATCTAGCCGCGGCACTCACCACCACCAAGATCAACCGACTGTCCGCCTACGCTCAGGGTATCGACCAGATGATGAAGATTGTCGGCATCGACACCGCAAAGCTGGCTCGTCGACAGGTGGAACTCGAACGCCAACTCGACAACGAGCTCCACAAGGTCGAAGCCAAGGTCAAGAGCGTCGACGCCGACATCGAAGGCGAGATCAGCAAACTGATGGCTCAGCAAAACGCTGAACCCCAAGAGCCGACCAAGCCGAAACGTCACATGGTTAAAGGCGAAGCCGCCTAACTCAAACAAGGGCCGCAAGGCCCTTGTCACACATTAAAGGAGAACACCGTGAAATACGAAGTTAGTCTGAAAGACTTGAGGCAGGCAGGCGCCTGCTATTCCGGGTACAACAAGCTCGTCCGCTCCATTCAGGGAAAACCCTTTACGGATGAGGACGACAGTCGAAAGTCTTATATCCACCACGCCCACAAAGAGCCTGTCCCCATTATCTCCATACTGGAGACAAATGGACTTGACGACGCAATTTGGGCGCTGCGCTGCGTAAAAAACGCAGACCGCGACATTCGACTTTTTGGGGTTTGGTGTGCCCGCCAAGTCCAGCACCTCATGGAAGACCAGCGATCCTGTGACGCGTTGGACGTGGCCGAGAGGTTCGCGAATGGCAAGGCTTCAGCAGAAGCCTTGGCCGCCGCATGGCACGCAGCATGTGACGCCGCATGGCACGCAGCAGGGGACGCCGCAAGGGACGCCGCATGGCACGCAGCAAGGGCCGCCGCACAGGCCGCCGCATGTGACGCCGCATGTGACGCCGCACAGGCCGCCGCATGGGCCGCCGCACGGGCCGCAGGGGCCGCCGCATGGGCCGCCGCACGGGACGCTCAAGCAGAAATGTTAAAACGCATGTGCCAAGGTAAGGCTGAGTGGCAGACCGTCAAGGCCCTTGTCACACATTAAAGGAGAACACCGTGAACAACTTCGACAATTGGTACTACGAACAATGCCAGAACGATGCAGCCGAGCTGGTCGGCCCCAATGCTCCTGAATACGAGCAATGCGTCGAGCGCTTCTACGAAGACGAAGGCCGTCGTGAAGCCCACCGCATCCGTTACAACCTCGAACACGCATAAAGGAGAACCCCATGACCAACTTCGACAATTGGTTCTCGCGTCGACACAGCAGTGCGTCGAGCGCTTCTATGAAGACAAAACCCGTCGTGAGGCTCACCTCATTTGGTACAACCTCGAACACGCATAAAGGAGAACACCATGATCATCACCTACACCGACAAGCAATTTACCCTCGCCGTCACCGACGAACGGGGTGACACGATCCTGGAAATGAGCGCCGACAACGTCCAATTCAAGATGGACCTCACCAAGGCAGCAATCAACGGCCACAAGCTCACGAAACTGATCAGCGACATGATCACGAACGCGTAACATTCGCATAAGGCTGCGACTCTCACAGAATCGCAGCCTGTCTTGGAGAATCCAATGTTCATCGCTGATGAAATCCGCTACGCCTGGTTTGAATTTATGATAGAGGCATACACACAGCATGGCCACAAATTTAGCTCCTCACTGAACCAAGCCAAGTACTGCTGGCCTCACACCCACTGAACCTAACACGACCCCTCTCACCTCTACGGTGAGAGGGTCACCCTTTTTACGTTCCACAACACTACTATGAGCAAGAGGTCACAATGTCACACTTCAACGAAGAACAACTCAAAGAACTTGAACGCATCTTCGGCCTGACTCGGGTCATAACGATCAACACCTTGCCTGTGCGAGACGGCATTGTCACCAAAGAAGACATCGTCTGGTGGCGCGGTGACGAAGGCGCCGAGCAGGTAAGGGCAGAAGACCACTGGGACCACATCAAAATCTGGCCGTTTTTGTACCAACGCAAACAGCCTGTTGTAAAACTGATCATCTACGAAGAGTGACACCATGCAAATCACACAAGAGAAATTCAACGAACTATTCCACAAACTAAACATCGCCCAGTCTTCGGCAAGCAAGTTGGAGTCGATACTCGCCGATCTCGGCGTAACCATCACCAAAAAACTGATCATCAACGGCGTTGAATGCCCGCAACCGCAGCGCAAACCATTAACCCCGCGTGAACAATACTTCCTTGCCGATCCAACCAGCATGTACTTCGGTGCATTAAAATGGGACGATGACAGCAGCGATAATATGTGGCTAGAACGCGGCCTCGTCTACCTTAACAAAGAAGACGCAATCAAAGTCGCCACCGCGCTTCTCATACCGCTGAAAGGCACAAACAATGAAAATTCCTGAACTGAATGAAGACGAACGCTACGCTGGCATCGCCCTCGACGCCACCGGCAAGCCCACCCACCACCTGATCCTCATCCCCCATCAGCCCGAAACCCACCTTACGTGGGACGAGGCCATCGCATGGGCCGCATCCATCGGCGTCGAGCTGCCCACCCGCCAAGAACAGGCGCTGCTGTACGCCAACGCAAAAGACGCATTTGAATCAGAATGGTACTGGATCAGCGAAGAGTACGCCGGCCTCGCCTCTGACGCCTGGGGCCAGTACTTCGACGATGGCCTCCAGGGCGGCAACGACAAGGGCTGCAAGGGCCGCGTCTGCGCCATTCGTCGAGTGCCAATTTAACCCCTTACCTATTCAGAGGCTTTCTATGACTTACATAACGCTCGATGCCATCAAGGCAGAACAATCCAGAATTGCCGATCTGATCTCACTGTTTGAATCACAAACTAAGATCATCCAAACCGTCAACATTCCTGAGGTGAATATCGACCTCAGGAATGACGAACACTATGCGGGAGCAATTTTTGACGGAAACGGCAACCCTACCCATCACCTAATTCTGCTACCCAGCGAAACCATGATCATCACCTGGCCGGACGCCCTCACTTGGGCCGAGCAAGCCGGCGGTGCGCTGCCCACCCGCCAAGAACAGGCGCTGCTGTACGCCAACCTCAAGCCACACTTCAAAGGCGCCTGGTACTGGTCCAGCGAACAGCACGCCAGCAACAAGGACTGTGCCTGGCGCCAGCACTTCGACGACGGCTACCAAGACGACGGCCACAAGGACGAGAAAAGCTACGCCCGTGCCATTCGTCGAGTGTCAATCACGGAGAACTAACATGAACATCATCGAGAAGGCCCGAGTCTTCGCGACAGCCGCGCATTACGCAGCAGGCAATGTTCGGAAATACACAGGTGAGCCGTACATCAATCACCCGGAAGCGGTTGTTGACATCGTGTCCAACGTAACGCACACACCTGAAATGATTGCCGCGGCATGGCTACACGACACCGTCGAAGACACGGGAGTGTCACTCGATTTAATCAAATTCGAGTTCGGCGACAAGGTAGCAGAGCTCGTTTACTGGCTAACCGATAAAAGCACACACGAAGATGGAAATCGCGCGGCCCGAAAAGCCATTGATCGTCTTCACATCGCACAAGCCAGCCCAGAGGCCAAGACAATCAAGTTGGCCGATCTGCTCGACAACACAGCCAGCATCATCGAACACGACCCGGACTTTGCCGAAGTCTATATGGCAGAAAAAGCCGAGCTTCTCAAAGTGCTAACCGAGGGTGATAAGACCCTTTGGGATCGAGCCAACATCATTTGCTGGGCCTGGAAACAACCAGGATAACTGAAACAACAACCTAGGAGTAGTCAATGAGCATCATCGGAAAGACCTGTATCGTCCGCACGCAAAGCGCGGGCGTTTTTCTGGGTGTCGTTGCACAGCGCAACGGCAAAGAAGCAAGACTCACCAACGCCCGGCGAATCTGGTATTGGGCCGGCGCCGCCAGCCTTTCCCAACTTGCCACGGAAGGAACCAGCAAACCCAATCAATGCAAGTTCCCCGCTTCGGTGCCGGAAGTCATCCTCACCGAAGTGATCGAAATCATCCCCGCTACGGAGGCCGCTATCGCGTCTATCGCCGCGGTGCCAGAATGGCGGGAGTGACAACCGACTGCGACTGCGGCGACGGCTACGGCTCCGGCTCCGGCTCCGGCTCCGGCTCCGGCGACGGCGACGGCGACGGCTCCGGCTACGGCTCCGGCTCCGGCTACGGCTCCGGCGACGGCTACGGCGACGGCGACGGCTACGGCTCCGGCTCCGGCTACGGCGACGGCTACGGCTACGGCGACGGCGACGGCGACGGCTACGGCGACGGCGACGGCTACGGCAACGGCGACGGCTAAACACCTGCTCGTGCTGACGGGGCGAGTACCACCGGCCAACATCCCGAGAAACAAATACAGCCTGAAGGGCAGACCATGATATGGATCATATGAACCGGGCTTTGACAAACGGGCAAGGAGCGCGACCTTAACCCAGGCGTCAATTACGTGCGATGCGCCCGCCAATAACGCACCGTCACCCCCCAAGCAACAGCGGACGCGCTGTGATTAGCAGGCTAGACGAAAGGAAGCATGTAAGCACTGAGTGCCATGCCTGCTGCCTGTGATCTCACAGGCAGTGGAGATGACATTTTCAAAGGAGAACATGATGCCTTACACCGAATTCCGTAAATCATATAGCGACTTCGAAGTCGTCATTCCGGCGATCAACTTCAGCCGTCTCTTCAAAGACGACGCTCGTCGCACAATAATCGATCTACGAAACTATGAACATCGTCTTTACCGTATGTATGTGTGTCATGCGGTCGGGTGTGCGGCAAGTCTAATTATTGGCGATGCAATAGACCCAAACAAAAATGGACTGCAACACTTCATCGCAAATTCATTTGGGGGTTACGTCTGCGCCAGTTTATTCGATCCTTACACCACAGCCGGCAAACGACTTCGCATTGAATGGTGCAAGCACATGGCCAACGAAATCGAACGCGAGTTCAAGCTATGACTTGCCAATTTTGCGAAAGCGAACTTATTGAGCTAGGAAAGCTCGGACAATTCACATACTACCGTTGTCAAGGTTGTGGCCTGGAGTATCGAAAATGAACGCACTCAAACCAATGCACATTCGTGCATTACAACGCGCAATCGATGAGGCCGCAGTCTGGCGTGGCACTCTAATGGGCAATCCAGATACGACAGACTTGAAAGAATTTGACAAGTTCATCGCCACAGCACAAACGGCGTTGGACCTTGTAAAAGTTCAACAGCGCGAAATCAAAGCGATAAACAAGGCCCAAACATCATGAACGCACTTACCCTCATCCACGGCAGCATCGAACCCATTCTCTATGGGCTCGTGATCTTCGTCGGCCTGCTTATCACACTCAACAAACTGCTGAACCTTCAGATTCTCAGCTTTGTCTGTGACGTCGCTGTGTTCTACCTCGTCTTCAGCCTGCATGGTCACAGCATGACCGGTGGCTTTGCAGCAACCATTGCCGCGCTCCTAGCCGGCGTCATCTTTCCTCACCTCATCAGAAAGAAGTTCAAATGACCATCAAGATACGACTCAGCGGTTTGATCACGGCCGCAATGGCAATGGCCCTCAGCGCCGGCGCTGTCAACATCAACGCCTTCGGCAACATCAAGGAATTGAAAGCTCCGCGAAGGCCTAATATCCCCAAGACGCCGGCCGATTACGAAGCCATGCACGCCGCCGAAATGAAACGCCGGCGCAAGGCCGAAAAGCGCGCCCAACAACCCAAACTGGACATCTGATCATGACGCAAACCATCCTGCCCCTCATCATTTACCACGACAATTGCGCCGACGGATTTGGCGCAGCCTGGGCCGCTTACAAGAAATTTGGTGCCGACGGCGCCGAGTATTTGCCGATGAACTACAACGACCAGCGGGTAAAGCTCGAAGACAAAAAGCTCGAGTTCCCCGTCAGCATCACCGGTCGCGACGTCTACATCCTGGACTTCAGCTTCAGCCCCGACATCATCGACGCGATGCTGATTGAGACGGCGACCTTGACCTGGATCGATCACCATAAAACCGCATTCGAAGCGTTCAACTTCAACGCAACCGAGCCGGTCCACCTCAACGTCATGTGGAACGACTTCGAGATAAACCTGGAAATCATCCTGGACCCCAACAAGTCCGGCTGCGTCCTGGCCTGGGAACACTTCCACCCGGGCAGCGATGTGCCGGCCCTCCTGAAGTACATCGAAGACCGCGACCTGTGGCGCTGGCAATACACCAGAACCCGCGACCTCGCAACTGGCCTGCGCAGCAAGCCCTTCAGCTTCGAATGGTTCAACACCGCCAGCGAAAACCTCGCTGCTGTGGTGGCCAAGGGTGAGGCCATGAACGAACTGTTCGACCAGCAGCTCGCAGACATCACCAAAAAGCACATGGTCGTGATGATCAACGGCAACCTCGGCCGCGCCGTTAACTGCACCCCGCAATTTAGCAGCGAGGCCGGCAACATTCTGGCCAAGCAGTCCGGCACCTTTGGCATGACGTGGTGCGTCAATGACAAGGGTGAAGTCAACGTTAGCCTGCGCAGCATTGGCGACTACGACGTAAGTGCCATCGCCAAGACCTTTGGCGGAGGAGGTCATCGCAACGCCGCCGGCCTTAAAATCCCCTTCAACAATCTTTACTTCAAAGACGGCATGCTGACGTTGGCCTCGTAACCCGAACTATTACACCCTCACAAGAGGGTGTTTTGGTGGGCACTCAAATTGAGAGTCCACCAAAACAAGGAATACACAATGCCATACTTTGATCGATTCGACATTTGCGAAGCCCATTTGGTTCTCGAATGGGACTACAACCTGGGCGGCTGGCTTCGCGAACGACCTTCAAATCAACGTCGTCGCGAAGCCACCGCAATTCAACTAATCCGCATGCAATTCAAACCAAGACCAGACTTGTCGTATGAAACACTTACCGAAAACGGTAAAGAAATCTACGACGATCTCGTCGAGCGATTCAAACTGCCAAAAGACTAACCATGACCATCCATTTTGCAAGTGAGGTGTGGGCTGGGACACCTCACGAACCCAAACACCAACTATGGACCGACGACGAGGTTGGCAAGAAAGAACTGATATACGAAAACCCAGACCTGATCGAGTTCTATCGCTGGTGCAAAGACCACGGATGGATTGGCATCCCGAATTCTGTGCACCATTGCCTCAACAAAGGCGTTTGCAGGTATTCACGACGGACACATTAAGGAGAACGTAATGGGCTGGACAACCACCTATAAGCCGAAGGGCGAACCCGTCCTCGACTTCTTTAATCGCGCCGGCGTCTTCACTTGGAGCGACGACAATCCCAACAAATACCGCGTCATCGACAGCGCAGTAGTTAAGTTCAACACGTTCTATGCAGCAGTCGAGCAGACTCACAAGGAGACCGGTGAGCGCCACGTCTGGGCCGTGGTAATCCTGATTCGTCGTTACCCAAAAGACATACACAACTTCGGCTGGAAGGACATGAGCGAATCAGAAGGGCCATTCGCGTCAGAATGCCCCGAACGCATCCTCAAGCTGCTCACGCCAACTGATAACACCAACGCCAATGACTGGCGCAAGCGCTGCTGGGCCAATGTCGAATACCACAAAGCTCGCAAAAACCTACCCAACGGGACAGTGCTCAAGTATAGGGGTCGCAAATACACAATCGACAACGAAGGACGCGGCCCGGTCAAGAACAAAACCTGGGTGACCGACGAAGGCGGCCAACCCTGGCTCATGAAGCGCAGTCAAATTCTTGCTGCTGAAATTGTATCCAGACCTGACAAGAACGGGTGAATGCAATGACGATTTATCTCAAAACAGTCGACGGATTTGGCATCCTTTTCGACGCCGAAGAGGAAGATTGCTCAATGCGACAGCACTTCGTCAAAGAGTGCGGATGGACTGAAAGCGAATACCACAAAATCAAAGATTGCGCATGGTTTGTCGCCAAAGTGACAGCTTGGAAAGACGGCGTCGAGTTCGCAGCCGAGTATCTAGGCGGTTGCTGTTATGAAACAGTCGAAGAGTTCTACACCAAATACAAAGACGACTACCTCGCACAAATGATCGATGGGGTCGTAGCACAGGCAAAGATCAAAGATGCCAAATCACATGACCACGACAATCCACGTCTTTCATCCTGACGGCTGGCCAAGAGAAACACACCTTGAATACACGTTGTGGTTCAAATCGGCCGACGATCGACCCCGCTGGTGCGACGGAATCCTCAAATTTGAGTTATTCGAAAACGCACAAGATCAAATAGATCATGTACTTCAACATCAAACATCCTTCGTGCAAGCCAACTGGTTTCGCATCGAAGTGATGATGCCTAATCGAGACGCATATGGCCATCTACAACCCGGGTGGATTGCAGATAAAGGCGTTCTTCTCGCAACGCGCCAAGCAAGCATCGTGCCCGCCAACCCTGGTTGACCGACTCTGACGGCCTCTGTCAGACTATCCGTCCACCGCAAAGGATAAAAATATGGACGTGACATTTCTGTACGCGCCGCAGCGTCTCGTCAAAACGATCTCGTTGCTAGCCAATGGCGAGATTCGCAAGTCCGCGTACCCACACGCCAAGAACTTCACCAGCGAAAGGGTCGACGTCACCGACCTCCTTGGCTTCTACAAACAGCTCACAACCCGAGCCACAGACCCCCGCAAACCCTGCTTGCTCAAGGGCCAGTTGAATCGCCCTCTCCTGGGCGAATCACGCCGGAACAGCACCAGTACCAACGACAAGACGCAGTTCCTCGTGCTTGACCCTGACGAGGCGCCCTTCTCCTCACCCGACGAGCTCATGCGAGCCATCGGTCTGGGTGACATCAGCTACATCGTGCAGTACAGCTCTAGCTACAAGCTGAGCAAGAGCCGCAAGCTCTCAGCGCACATCTTCATCATGCTTGACCGGCCAATCAGCGCTCCTGCACTCAAGGCGTGGCTGATGCAGAAGAACCTCGAGGTTCCAGCGCTCAAGTCGGCTCTGACACTCTCCAACAGCCAGCACGCACTGCGCTGGACGCTCGACATCACCTCGTGTCAGAACGACCGGTTGATCTACATCGCCGAACCTGACTTCCATGGGATGAAGTCGCCAGTCAAACCGAGCGAACGAATCCTCTACGTCAAAAAAGAACACGATCGCCTAGACATCTCTAAGCTGTCGGAAAAACCGCTCGACGCCCTGAAGAAAGACGCACGTGAAGAGATCAATCGCCTACGCGCCGCCGCAGGCCTTGCAGCCATCACTCGTAAACCGCGGATGCAAGGCGAATACAGCGTTCAATTCGGCGCCAACGAGATCAACGAATGGGATGTCGTCGACGACGATGGTGAGTTTGTTCGTCTGAACCTTAACGGTGGCGATAGCGCAGCCTACTGGCACTACAAGGAAGACTTCGAGCTTCTACACAACTTTAAGGGTGAAGACTCGCTCAAGCTCAAAGAAGTGCTCCCTGAGTATTACCGCGAACTCGTCGAAACCAAAAAGCAAAAACAAAAGGACATCAAAGCTCAGAAGAGTAAAGCCAATGAGGCTATCTCCGACGAAGGCGACCAACTTCTGTGTTTCCGCGACAAGCGGACTGCGGCCTACTGGAACGGTACATGGAACCCAGGTACGAAGATTCTTGATCTATTCCCCGCTCGTGACGTGCGCCAATGCGAGCACTTCCTGCTC